AGTACCCTCCTCCATATCCACCGCCACCTGACGATCCACCACCTGATCCCGAAGACCCGCCACCACTAGGAGGACTAGAAGGAGGAGGAGTGTAACTCTGTCCAGACGTTTGCTGACTTGATGTGTCAACTGGGTCAGTTTGAGGGATACTACTTGTATCAGGTTGACTCGTTGTAGTGGTGTCGGAAACATTTGTTTGTACCTGTGCTGATGAAACTGTTGTATAAGAAGTAGATGAGATCACTGGCGATCTAGATGTTCTACTTTCTTGTGGTGTATCATATATTATAGCATGAGGTGCAGTGGTGTGTGCAACACCAACCATCTTTGCACCAGTTGTTGGATGAACATGGAAAGGTCCATAGTAAGGTTCCCCATTTATAAATCCTACAATCTCAGTATTACGAGGTGAAATACAATCAATTACTTGTCTTACTTTTCCTTGATAAGTCGGTCTTGGTGCTAACTGTGCCTTAAGTAATGCTCCAATACCAGTTGAAGATATTATTTCTAATTCTGGTAGGGTACTAAAGGGTTCAACATTATTAATAGATGGATCAGGTGGTATCACATTTAATATTCTACCCTGTTCATCTAATAGTTTTTCATAAACATTTCCTTTATCATCTATAACAGTATCCTCTTGTTTATAATTTTTACCTGGTTTAACTACAACGACATGATCAACTGTATACACTCCATCATCACCTTCCTCTGGTTCAATTACAGGATAATTTTCACCACTACTTACAACATAAACATCAGTTAATTGTTGATAAGTGGGTGATGATGGATCATAATCAATGACTGCTCTAGCAACTGCACCATAACCTTTACGACAAGTATCCTCTATTTCTACAAATGGTGGAGATTTGTAACCTGAACCAGCATTAATAACTTTCATTCCAATTAAACTAGCAGTCTGCACAGCGAATGTATCATTTACGATTGCACCTAATATTGGATTTACTTGAGCACCTTGCCCTCCACCTCCAAACAAGTTTATTTTAATACCTGAACAATTTAATGGAGGTCCTGTATAACAATCACTTAATGCACTGCTAAATCCAGGTGTGCTTACATCAGGTCTCATAAAATCAAATAATCCAAGATTACCTATAATTCCACCAGGACTTGCTGACGCTTCTCTTAATGATTGAGCAGCATTTGCAATTTGTAAAACTTTATCTGCAATATTTTCTAAATTTAAATTACTTGGTCCAACACCTAAAACCCATTTATTTGTTTTTGAACCCAAATCAGTAGTTGGTATGTCACAATCATCAAAAATACTTGCTATACCAAGTAATCCTTCTGCTTTACTTCTTAACAATCCCTCTATGTCTCCACCAGGAAATATATTAGCAACACCACCTATAACATCTGATAATTCATTATTAATTCCTTTTATTATATCATTGAATAATGCACCTATAAATTGATCACCAATACACTCTGTAAAATTATCAACATTGTTTGTAAATTCTGCAAGTAAATTTAATACATCACCAGTTAATTTATCAGTTATGTTCTTGACAGCACAAGGCATCGCATTCTGAAGACTCATTACAGGTCCTACCATTGCTACTTGTGCAGCTTGTGCAGCTTTCTTTGCAAGAGATAGATCACCTGTCTTTCCCATCACCTCACCAAACTTGTCCTTATAAAGTTTATTTAAACCTCCATTCAATTGTGGTGCTAATTCATCGAAAGTTGTATTCACCATATCTTTTATCATTGGTTTTGATGCTGAAACTATCTCTGATGCACCTTCAGATAATCCTTTAAATTTTTCTTGTGGGACTCCATTTTTTATAGTGGATAACTTATTCTTTAGTACATTTTTTACTTTGCTTGTTGACTTTGTATTATTATCAGCTGCCTGTTTTCCGCTACCTAGAATTATTTCTTGCCCGATTCCCTTGTACGCTTGTGTATCAGAATATGCATATTTTTTCTTAAGACTCTCAACTAACTCTCTAGAATTTTGAGCATTTCCTTTTATTCCTGTTTGAGACGCAGCACCAGAGATAAAACCCTCAAGTTCTGATGAAACCTCTGATGTAGCATTTTGAAGTTCTTGAGAATTTACGATTTGTTCAACTTGAACTTTACCCTCTTCAGTTGCTTTATTTAAATCTTCAACAATCTCATTTGTTAAAAATCTTGGAGATTTTTGACTATTTGAAGAGTCATCTCCACTTTCATTTTTTGCAATAAATTCGTTATTTGGTTTAATTTTACTTGTATATCCAGTAAAAGGTTTAAATGGTCCTGCATATTCATCACTAGGTGAATAATTTGTATTTCCAAATATTCCTAATATAACTGGTAATTGTGCATCATCACCATCTAGAAAAAATCCTAAAACTGTATCACCAGGTGCTATACGAATAGATCTCGCACGATTTGCTTTACCCGAACCACATTGTGATGATAATAATACTTGTGCCCAAGGTAAATCATCATCCTCTAATTCAACAGTATTTTGAGGATGATATCCCATAATCCGTACTTTAAGTCTGCAACCCCAAGTGCTTCCTATTTGATTAAGTTGATCTCCTTGTGCTTCCTCTGGTGCTACCTGCCCAATCCACCAACGAAATCCATCTCTTCCTATGAAATTACTTTTTAATAAATTATTATCCATGTATTAATTACCAAATGTGTCTCTAATTAGTTTCATTTTTGTGAAAGAACCATCAGAATCAAAAGAATGGCATAACTCTTTTATTATATAGAGTCCACTCTGCTCACTATCTGGTTCGGATCTCTTTGCCCTATCTAATTTTGGAAATTCACATTCAATACAAGATCCTGCCCTTAAATTTGCATTAAATGGTATTGTCATTTCTAAAACTTGTGTGAAAAGAATATTATATCTCATTATTGCCTGTGATTGTATTTTGAATGGATCACAATTTTCTGAAACACTTGGGTCTTTTGGTACAAATGGTTTTTTTTCCATTGTCCCAATATCTAAAACAGCAGTCATATAACGACTTGGAACATCTCCAAGAGTTAAATCACTATCATCACTTATCGGTGGTAACTCTATTTCTCTTCCTAAATTCTTAACTTCTTTTTGATAATCGTCTAATTTAAATAAACCTTTCTCAGGATTTGTATATTCAAAAGTAAGAGGATTAAAAAATAAACGGTAAGAACAATATGTACCTCTTTCTAGATTTCCAATCAAATCTTGATTTTTGTTTGTGCCATAACTTAATATTTTAAAATTATTTCTTGGATCTTGAAAGTCAACTATATTTGGAGTATACACGAATTTTTCTTCATAAGGTTCTTGAGTAATTAGATCATCTAAAGATCTAAAGTTAAAACCATCCTTAGTTTGATAAAAAAGATATCCAGCACTTGCATCTTTACCAGTTGATACTGGAACACCTTTACTTGATAACCAAGTTAGTATGGTAAATGGTTTTTTTAAGTTACCTATAAAACCATAGGGATTTTGTGTTTTATCAATAATGTTTATTTTATCAGATTTTAAATATTCTTTTAAAATATTTTCAACACTATCTGATATAGATTGTGATGCTGGAAATTTTTTACCAACTCTTGATGTCTCATTTGTTATTGCCTCTCTAGGAATCAAATTTAAAGTGAATGTTTCTCTTTGACTATCAACTAAGACATTAGTTATTGATGCAACATAAAAATAATGTGATGGATCTTTTGAGAAATCTAATCCTTCTTTATTAATTTCAGAATTACCAGAAATTTTTAATACGACTCTTTCCCCACCACGAAGTGGAAATCCATTATATAGTGATTGTATTTTACCATCTTCACCTGTTATACTATCACCAGTATTTACTACAATGATTTTTGCAGTAATCATTGGAGAAAATAAATTTTCATAATATGTCACTAGAAATGCACCAGCTGAGATATCCGCAGTTTTTGAACCGTCTGCAGATTCTATTATCATCTTCTCGTATATTGATGGTTTTGAACTATACATTATGTGTACCTATGTAATATATGATGAAATTCTTTTAACGATTTATCTTTAATGGCTGGTATAGATATTGACTGACTTTTCATTGGTGGATTTGGCGGTGCACTTGTTTGAGTTGTTCTATTTTCAATCATCATTATTGTAGATCCTTTTCTTCTCTTAGCGAGACTTTGTATTTTTTCTGTTTTATCAACTAATTGTGTTTGGATTTCTTGAATCATATCCTCATTAGGTTTTATCATATCATTCAATTTACCACCCTTATTTAATTTTTCAAAGAAACTAGCACCAATCCTTTCAGTTGTTTCCTTTGTCATAATAAATTCACCTGATGTCAATTTTGCTAAAACATTATCGATTCCAGCTTGACCTTCAACCTTTCCACCATCATTAAAGTTTTCTCTTTCCTCTTTACCTCGTGCTTGGTCTACTTCAACACTATCATCTCCACCACTAAGAGCAACATTTTTTACTGAATCAAGACCTCCGATTTTGATTGCTTTTTCAAGTCCCTCAACATTTTTAGGTAACTCTCCATCATTTAGTTCTTTTAGTAAAGGTGTTTGTAATTTTGCTATACCTGAGTTTAGTTGATTATCTTCTGTTTGACTTTCCTGAACACTTGTATCTTGAGAAGTATCAGTTGTATCACCAATCGCTATTCCTTCAGATGAAACAGTTTGTTGACCTTCAACATTTTGAGTTTGATCAGTTTCCATTTCAGTTTCATCATCAGTTTCTTCTTCTCCACCCTCTTGTTCTTCTTTTAATCTTGCAACCTCATCTGGCTCATCTTGCAAATCTTCCTCAGTTAATCCAAAATTTGACAAATCTTGAAATGGTAAAGTTGCTTTTACAAGATTATCATTCATCATTGCATAACCTTGCTCTGCCTTCGTTAAATTTTCATCTAATTCTTGCTTTTGTTTATCATAGTCTTGTTTTCTAAAATTACCTAAAAACCCATCTATCGCACCACCTATTGATGATAATATATCTTTTATTCCATCAACAAATCCAGTAAGTATATTCACTAATTTTCTCATATTTTTTATCAAGGCACCAACTGCTTTAATAATGCCAGGTAAAGTATTAAGTAACCAACCAATTAATAACACTCCTATGAAATCTAACATTCTACCTAAGAAACCTTTTGTGCTCTTAGCAATGACATTTCCCTGTCTTCTTATTGCACCACCAACAGTTGTTGCCTCAAGTTCATCCTCTCTTTGTTTTCTTGCAATACCCTCTCTTCTTTTTCTAAAAAATTCATTATCCTTCCCTATTAAAGTTTGTTTAAATTTATTAGTTTCACTTGTTGTTTCTGCTATTTTCGCAAAAGAACCTCTTGCTTTTAATATACCATCTCTAAATCTAATAACTGAAGATTGAATTGATTTAATACTTAAAGATGATTTAAGTAACGAATTTCTTACTATTCTAGTATTCTTCGCCATTATTCAAGAACCCCATATATTGATTCTGCAAAACTAAGATACGGATTAGATGAATCTGATGAATGAATGGTAGGTATTGAAGTTGTAGGAGATGATGAAGATTCTGCAGCACCTTGTTCAGCACCACTGGCAGATTGAGCACCGCCTATTGGAAGTGTAACCAAATTAGGTGCTGGTTCTTCTAAGGAACTTATATTTTCCCCTACCATTTCTCTATTATTATTTGCTGCAGATATCAACTCTGATCCACCAAATGTTAAACCAGTTACTTCAACCCCTGTATCTTCATCATCAAATCCACTTGCCTCTAGATTAGAGGTAGAGATACTTGTGGCACTTGCCTCTACATTACTTTCCTCTTTCTTTTTGCCCATACCAAACATATTCATTATACCAGTCATCATTGATTTAGCAGCTTGTTCTCCCATCAATCCACCACCAAGAACAAGAGCACCATAAAGTAATTTTGTCCACGGATCTGGTGAAGCTAACAAAGGAGAAGCAAGTGATGCAGTAACCTTTGCACCAGCAGCAAAACCAGCAGCTCCTGCAAGTGCTCTTTCTAATGTTTCACCAAATGATATATCTAAGAAAAAGTTTAAGAAGGGACCGAAAAGTCTTTTGAACATTCCTTTTGCAAATCCCATAAGTCCCACCTTCGCACCTTTTTCAACTACTTCCCCAGTTGCTTTCTTAGCAAATGGATTTAATCTTTGAAAGAATCCTTTTTTTGCTCCTTGCTCTACTCCTTCTTCTACAACATCACCAGTTATTTTTGCACCTCCAGAAGTTGTAACATCTCCTGTTACTTTTGCTCTATTCTTTAGAAATTTTTGAAGAAAAACACCACCAGGTATTAATGCTAAAAGACCACCACCAACTTTTGTGGCAAGACTAGTACCACCCTTTTTACCAAGTAAACCAACACTTTTTAAAAATGCATTTTTTGATTTTCTTACAAGATTAAAAAGAAATTTAATAACTGCATCAAAAGGTCCTTTTAAGATTGAACCAAATGTAACTCTAAATGCATTTACTGCGAGTCCAGCAGATATTGATATTAATTTTTTAATACCAACAGTACCAATAAGAAGTATACCTCCAATCGTTAATAAATCAGCTGCTAATTTTCTTTTAAATTCATTAAATTTATCAATATTCTTATTTGAAAGTAAACTTAAAAAATCAAGTGTTGTATTTACTAACCATCCACCTAATAATATAAAGAAGAAATTAGCCAGACGACTTAGTATACCCTGAGTTTTTTGTGCAATTCTTCTTACTGGACTTAGTAAGGCAGTTTGCATTTTATTTTCTAATTCAGATTCTTTCCCTTCTCTTAGTCCTTGCTCTGCTAATATTGCTTCTCTTCTTTGTTTTGCTGCTTCTCTTTGTCTGTCTAATGAATCACTAAGTGATAAATTTTCTTGAAGAGCATTTAGAGAACGATTTAAACTTGTTACCTGTTCAGAAATATTTGTTAACTGACCTGATACTGTACCAAGTGCTAAAGAATTTTGTGATATTAAATTAGTTGTGACTGGATCTGGTTGAGGGGGAAGAACACTTCTACCCGTAAAGACATTAGAAGATACACTTCTTCTGATGCCTCTAAGACTTCCTGATATTGGTGATGCTAAACCTTGTTCCTCATCCATTCTTTTCTTGTTGTGCTTTTAGATTTTCTTCTTCTATGTATTGTTGTAAAAGTGAAAGATAAATTTCTCTTTCCCAAGGAATCATATTTTCAAGCTCAGTTAAGCTATATTTATGGTGCTGCATCAAAGCAAAATTGATCTTGTAGTATGACGCAAGATCTTCGTGTGCCATACTTATCCGAAAAAATTCTGTAGCCCCTCTAATACAACTTCATTTTCCTTTTTTGTGTTGGGATTCATTACTTTAACTGAATGTGTCAGTTTTGGCATTGTTTCAAAAAAAGTTTCAATTTCTTTAAATTGACTAGAATTTAATGATTCAACGAATTGAGTTAATTCCTTTTTTGTACAATCTGCAGCAGCCCAAGATTCCTCCTCAGAATAAACTTGATCAACACAAGATGCAATTAAATCAAAAGTGTCATCCACTGAAACATCAGAAGGAGTTGAAAAGTTATTCTTGACAAATTCATCAAGAGATGGATATCTCATTCTTAATGAATAATTATCATCAAGTTTAATATCTTTATTATGTTTTTCATCTATTTTCACTTGTATTTCATCAATGTTTATAGATGTTGGAACTTGTGTTTTCCCGTCATCAGGGCAAGTTACCATCACTTCAATTGACTCACCTACAGACTTTCCTCTAATATTTAAAAACAGATATTCAATATCAAAAGTAGAAAGTTTTTGGACTTTGATACCTCTTGATAAAATACAAGAAGATAAAACATCTTTAACTGCATTTGCCACAGTTGAGGTATCTTGACTCTCCATTGCTAATATAAGGATTTTTTCCTCTTTCACAAGAAAAGGTCTATATTTAATTTTTTTATTTGATGAAGGTAACACCAACTCATACGTTGGGGTACTAATCTTTGGTAAAGGCATGATATTCTAAGCACTTCAATGTGATTATTTATAGGGGTTTTTCTAACCTATAATTTGTCCAGAGGAACTTGTTACAGACGCAAGATTTGTCTTTCCACTAGCTTTAATATACGGACCACTATTTAAAGTATTATATCCACCTTCTCTGAACACACTACTCAACGTAGTTTGTAAATCTTCTCCAGTCAACCTACGATTTCTGAAATCTGATTTTGATATTGATTGATTGTTAAATGCAATTCCTAAGTCTCTTGCCAGTGATGATGTTTCACCAGCGACATATCTGTCAAAACTAAAAGTACAAGTTGCTTTTAACACCTGTGAGTTAGAGTAAGCAACCTTAGTTGAACTCAACGATAAAGGAAATAATCCTATAAAACGATATTCTAAAAATTGAAAATGATTTTTTTCAAATTTGACAATACGAGTATCATTTGATTTGTATGTATTTGGATATTCTAATTTAAAGTGATAAGCATCAGAGGATGGGTCAACTGGACTAGCTCCAGTTATAAATTCCATCCAATGTTCTAAAAATTTTAATGATTTATATTCATTATCCACGTAAAACTCAAGTGATATTTCTGTAAAATTTCTTGTATGAGCAAATCTTTCAATCATACCTTGATAATCACCTGCAGTATTGACTGTTGCCAAAGCACTACCTGGCAAAACTGCATCGTGACATAGTAAACCAATATTTTCTGCTATGAAACGGTCATTTATACCTTTTTTTCTCATATGTCTTCTAAGATCACCACTAGGTAATGAAAATCTCACGAAAAAATTTGATGTCTGAGCTACATTCTGTAACTTGGGCATTATATCTGATATTCTACTCGGTCTTGGTGCTGGCACTCTAAATACTTACTATAGTATAGTTATTTAGATGGCTTATAGGGGAAAATACTATCCATCATATCCTAAAAAGTACAAAGGTGATCCAACTAATATCATTTACAGGTCACTTTGGGAGAGAAAGTTCATGGTATACTGTGATAAGAATACTAAGATTCTTGAGTGGGGAAGTGAAGAAATTGCTCTTCCATACATCTCACCTCACGATAGTCGAGTGCACAGATACTTCCCAGACTTTTATATAAAAGTTCAAGAAAATACAGGTAAAATAAAAAGATACCTAATTGAAGTCAAACCATTAAAGCAAACAACAAAACCAAAAAAACCAAAAAGACAAACTAAAGGTTACATTCGTGAAGCATTTGAATATGCAAGAAATCAAGCAAAATGGAAAGCTGCAAGAGAATACTGTGCTGATCGAATGTGGGAGTTTAAAGTAATTACAGAAAAAGAGTTAGACATATGAGTCGCATAGATCCTATAATGAAAAGATTTATCGGTAATGAAAATGCCGATGATTTAGCAACAGATATACTGGAAGTGTTGACTGAGGGAAGTAATGTCCCTGAAGCAGGAAATTACTATGTCTTCGTATACAATGCAAAAACACCTGGCATTGCATACGACTCACATCCACTTGTTGCTGTGACTGATGTTTTTCAATGGGGATTCAAAGGATTGAACTATCATTGGGGTGAAATGAGACAATATACCTTTCCAGAAGTTGTTGGTGGACTGTATCAAGTGGATGAAATGGAATTAAGAGATTTAAGAACTTTACCTTTTGTCAAAATCATACTAAATAGTTAAAAAATAAGAGATATGTTACCAAACGGAATTGGTGCCGAATATAAAAAACAAGAACAGTATTATGCTTCAAAAGAGTATAAAAACTCTGTGATGAAAAAATTTCAATCAGAAAATCGTAGTACAGGTGATTTTAAAGGAAATAAAGTAGCTAGTGATAGTGGAATATATTTTAGTTATCCAATTGCAAGGGGTCCGAATGAAAATACAGGTGATACACTATTAATAAAATGTGTAGAGTATCAAGCTCCTAGTGCCGACCCTAGCACACAGATGGGTATTGAAAGTTTTAAAGTTAAAGAATCGACTGGTGAGGGAAAAAATATGACAGCACCATCAGTATCAACTGGTGGAAAAGCAGGTGTCAGGATAAAAAATTTCGGAATGACTGCCGATGCAAGGACTCGTCAAAACCAAAAAGTCAAATATTATGTAGAATTACCAATACCACAAGATATAAATGATACTACCTCAGTAACTTGGGGTGAGGATACTATGAATATGTTTCAACTCGCAGGTTTAGCAGTTGCAGCGAAAGCGATTGAATCACCAGGACAATTAGCACCAGATGCAGTTGGGATTGCTAGAGATGCATTTACAACTGGTGTTGAGATACCAGGTTTAAATGCAGATACACAAAATGCTTTTAAGGCAGCAATAAGTGGAAAGGCGATTAATGCTTTAGGTGCTAATGTAACTCCTCGAAATGTCATCTCAAGAGCAACAGGTCAAGTTTTAAATTCAAATTTAGAATTATTATTTGGTGGTGTAAATCTTAGGTCATTTCCTTTTAGTGTGACATTTTCTCCAAGATCAGAATCTGAAGGTGATTTAGTTAAAGGTATTATAAGAAGTTTAAAAAAATCTATGTCTGCGAAAGCAGGTAGTGAACCTGATGAATATAACGGTGCATCTGCATCTGGAATTATGATAAAAGCACCTGACGTATTTTTGTTAGAGTATCGTAGTCGTGGTAAAACTCATCCATTTTTAAATTCATTTAAAACTTGTGCTCTTACAGGAATGAATGTTAATTATACAAACTCTGGTACATATGCAACTTATTCAAATTCTACACCAGTAAATATTAGAATGGATATGACATTTAAAGAACTCAACCCAATCTATGCTGAAGATTATGATACACCAAATTCAGGACCAGGAGTTGGATATTAATGTCTTATTTTAAAGAACTACCAAATATTGCATATCAATCACCTCTCTTAGATAAAAATTCATCAAGAGATTTTATTGTTATAAAAAATATATTTCGTAGAGCAAAATTATTTGATTTTTTAAAAGCAAATGTCAATTTATTAGATAAACTAATAATTAAAGATGGTGCTCGTCCAGATATGGTGGCTGAAGATTTGTATGGTGATCCAACTTTAGATTATGTTGTTATCTTAGTTGCAGGTATCACTAATATACATCATCAGTGGCCATTACAAGATTATCAGGTATATGATTTCTCATTAGAAAAATATGGTTCGGAAGTTGAAATGAATAAAATAAAATATTATGAAACTTTTGAAATAAGGGATGAACAAGATAGGCAAATATTACCACCTAATTTAATCGTTGATGCTGATTTTAAAATTGATGGCACATCACATAAATTTCCAAATACAACAAGATACACTGTAAGAGCACAAACAGGTAATAGACAACTAGATGATAAAGATGAATTTACTGTAGCAACAGATAATATAGCTCGTGCAGTTACTAATTTAGAATATGAATATACTCAAAATGAAAAGAGAAGAGAGATAGATGTTTTGAGAACAAGTTATCTACAAAACTTCATTAGTGATTTTAGAGATGTGGTTAGATATGGTAAAAATTCAAGGTATATAACATCATCTTTAGTAGCGACAGAAAATACTGAAGCAGTTAACCCATAAAAAAAGGAGTCCGAAGACTCCTACTTAAATATTAGATTAATCCAAGCTGCGATTACTAAGAGAGTAAGACAGATTTGATTATATTTCATTATTCCTCTGCAAGTTTAGCAAAGTAAGATAATGCGTCATCCTCTTCTTCTGCAACTGCAGGAGTGGGTTTTGAAACAGCAGCAGTTACTAACTCTTCTGCTTCTCCACGATCAGTATCTTCTTCTTCAAACTGTGGTGCAGCGGACTTTTTATTTCCAAGGACATAATCTAGACGAGTTTTCAACTCATCATATGTCTTGAACTGGTCTGGTGCAACAATCTCAG